TTTTAGTTAATATTCGTGTTAATTGAAATATAAGGGAAATCAGGAATAACTCCCCTTAAGCTATGTGTACTTAACGTACTTTATATGTTTTTAATCTCTCATAGGAGTTAATTGTTTTTGTAACCTTTATTGTTTGCCATACATATAAAAAGAATATGGAAAAACCAAATTTTTTTGCTAAAATCTTGTATATTTTGTTCTATTGGGATTTCCTACGGGTCTGTGTTTTTCCATACCACTTGTATGGTTCCCCATAGCTCCATAACCTACATTTTTATTATTATAATATTCCATTTCTGATTCATCGTCAGCAAATGATCCTCCCCCCATACGTTGAGAAGGTATACTATTACCATCACCAGCATTTCCACCACTAGATCCAGTGCCCATGTATTCTCTTATAATACTTTGAATTAATTCTCTAAGTTGTCGCTTAGTCATTTAATTGTTTATTTATATATTCTCTTTTAGCTTTAGCTGCTGTTTTAATTTCTTTAGAGAATTTTTCTTTGTTTATACCTCCTACCCATTTTTCAATAACACCATCTTCTGACACAAAGTTTGAATTAGATATATTTACCGCAGATAGTAAAGTTGATTCTAATTCATTTAATATATCAAGACTATTTTTGCCTTTTAATTGTTTTATGTAATCATCATATGTCCCTCTAACTATTAATTTACCTTCATAATTAATAACACAATCATAACATTTTTTATGTATTTTATAGTGGGGTTTATCTAAACGTTTTTTCATTACTTTGTTACACTCAGGGCAACATAAAGGCATAAATACTTCTTTTTTAATTACATCTAATTTAGAAATAGTTTGTTTTATACCATTTTTAATAGTCCATGTTTTTCTTCCTTCTGTCCAAACATCACCTTCCTTATAATCTTTTTGTTTTTTTTTAAAACCTATTTGTGTACCTGTAGATGCGTCAGTTTTACCCATAATTAAATTACGAGCTCTATTTACATCTCTTTTTTTAAATTCTTTTTTTAACATAACTTATTTTTAATCTATACTTCTACCTAATTCTTGGTCTCTTTGCATAGCTGACATTTTTCCTCTAATGAATTTATCTCTTGCATTATTGAATGCTTCATCATCTACAAATACTTTGTCAAACCAATTTTTTCCTTCATCATTAAATTTAATTATAACGTTTCCAAATCGTCTTCTTACTTTATCTTTCCAATCTTCTAATGCTTCTGGATCTCCTATTTGACTCATGCTATCATCTAAATTAGGAAATGAAATACTATCGCTATAATAAGGTTCGCCTGTTTGGGGACGTGTAAATTTTTCATTTTGGTAATATTCAGGGAAAGCTGATTTAAGTGTTTCAAAATCTAAATCGTCTAATAGGACTTCATCAACGTGAAGTTTATTTATTGGTTCTATTAAAGGTTGGGCATCTTGCTCGTATAAAGGTTTAATACCTGCTAATTGTTGAAAACGTTCTGTTAGTTGTATTTTTTTCATATTTTATTATAATCTACAAACACCTGTATTGTCACATAAGATATCACGCACAATGTTATTTACATTAGTGTATTTATATTCAGGTAATTTATTTTTAATTTCATTAAGACTTACATTAGTTTTAGGTGCCATAAATGCCCCATGTGTAGAGGGAGTTGAAACAAAATCCCAACATAATAATTCAAAATCATCTTGTACTTCAACTGTACCTTCCATCATGTTTTCTTTTACTGAACCCATACCACGAGATGAAATACCAACTGTAATACCAGCTGCAAATAATGCTTTTAATATATTTCCTGCAGGTGTACTTAATATTTCTACATCTCCCATTACATCATCTCCATCCCACCAACATCTTTTAATTGTGTGAGAAACATTTTGTAAATTAATTACAGAACTTTCTGGATGATCTAATTCACCCATTGCTCTATTTTCAGTTACTGGGCCCTTCATATATTCTTCAACTTCTCTTTTTAAAATTTCTGTAGGGTAAACTCTACCATTTTGATTTTTAGCTTCAGCTCGTTGTAAAATACCAGATACTACTAAAGGTTTATTTGCTTTAATAGCTTGTTCTGCTAGTTGTTTATCTACTTGAAATGGTCTATATTCTGTTAATAACATATTAGTTTTCTTTTTTACGTTTTTTTTTAAATGCAAAAGGTGTAGCATAAGTCATACTATTTCCTGCACTAAACGAAGCTCCTGTTCCTGTTACATTAGCTTCATCTATTTCTTTTTCTTGTATTTTTTTATATTCTTCAGGATACTTTTTTCTAACATGTGTCCTAAATTTATTATATAATTCTTTTAATTCTTCAGATAAATTATATAATACCATATCATCTGAGTTTTCATCTGATAGTTTTTTAAAATCAATTGCTTCTGCTTCTAAATCTGCTACCATTTTACCAAAAGAACGTTTATATACTACTTTAGACTTTATATTTCCTGTTTCTGAATCTGCAGGTTCATCTACAAGATAATAATCTTTTGCATCTGTTTTGCCTTTATTTCCTCTAGCGGGATTTCTATCTTTTTTTAATTCACTAAAAGAAGATTCTTTTATATTATATATATCTAAAAGACTAACCATGGATTGTTTTTAACTCATTTACTAATTCATAATAGTTAAGTAAGTTAATAACATTATCATCATTTACAGATGATTTTTTAGATAATGGTTTAATAAGATCTTTTGTTTCTTGTAATTTTATTTCTATTGCTTTATCTTCAACTTTTTTAGAATATTTTGTAAGTATTTTTTTAACTTCTTTAATTTCTTGGTTGATATAAGATTTAAGAGCAGGACTGTTAGTAACGCTATTAACATATTCCTTTAGTAATGTTTTTTGGTTATCTTGTAAACCACTATATTTGTCATTAAATTTTTCAAGTAAAACTTTATAAGTAAGTAATCTTGTATCTCTATCTTGTTTATCAAAATTTTCTAAAACAACATTCTTTTTATTATTGGATAATTGTTTTCCTGTGATATGTTCTAAGATAGTTGTTTTAGAACTAACTATAGATAAAGGTGTAGCTTCTTTATTTTCTAATAAATTAAAAATAGATGCCATTACTTTATAATCTGTGATTTTAGCTTTAAAAAAATTATTTACATTATATGTGTCTTTAATTTCTTTAATTAAATTATATTTTTCTCTTCTTAATTGGCTTTTATTTAATTTTTCATGTGCTTCTATTAATGTTTCAATTAACATGGTAGCTTGACTGTCCTTATTATATTTTTGAGTAGCTAGAGTATGGTATATTTTATACTCTTTTAATAATTCTGTTTTTTTATTGAAATGTTTTTTTAAAAAAGACAGAGATTTTGGTTGGTTTCCCGCAATAGTATCAGAGGTTAACTGTCTAGTTAAAAGCTCAAATAATATTCCAGTATTTTTATACTTAGAATGTTTTACTTTCATTTTTTATAAATTCGAATTTATCGTATATAAATATAGACCTATTCCTGAGGCTTAATATTTTTTTCAGATAACATTCCCTTATTATCTTTTTCTTTTAAAATTTGTTTTTTATTACGAATTTTTTGAAGAGATTTTTTAAGTTGTGCTGCCTCAAGTGTTGAAACTTTATTTCCATCTGATAATTTTTCTACTTTATCTGGAGCTAATCCTGTTTTTCCTAATGGATCTCTACTAAAGTTACTTTTATCAGATTGATATCTTTGAGGTCGTTCTACTGGTCTACCTGGGTCTTTTTCATCATATCCTGTTGGTATTTGAGCTGGTCCTACTGATTTATCTCTTTTATTACCATATAATGATGCTAAATCATGAGGAGTACCATAAGAAATACCTGATTCTACTGGGTCGTTTCCTTCATTTTCAAGTTGGTTAAGTCTAAAAGTATTCATTGAATCTTCAAGAATTTCTTCTTTTTGTTGGTTATATTGATCTGGTGATAAACCAAATACATTTTCATAAACCCAATCTTTACTCATTATTTTACTATCTATCATTTGTTGAGCTACAGCTGTTTTAGAAGTATATAATTCAACTTTTTCTTGTTCATAAATAATTGATGGTACAGTTAATTCTAATTTAAAATCAATTAAATCTTCATCATCAAAACCTTGTGAATATAAATGTACTAATGCAATTTTAGTTAATTCAGATTCTACAATTCTTTGAACACGTTCAACTGTACGAGCAAAACGGATATCCATACCTGCTAGTGTTGATTTTCCTTCTACTCCTTCCTCATAACCTAAAAATGGTTTTGGAATTTTTAAAGCAGCCATCATTTTATTTTTTAAATATTCAATGTCTGTTGTTCCATCATAATCTAAACCTTTTGTAGTATCAATACGAGTTGATGTGTCATTATTTCTAACAGGTATATAAAAATCTTCTGTCATATTTTGAACATTAAATTTCATATTATAATCTCCTGTTGCTTGGTCTATATGAGGTGTTTTTTTCATTTTATTCATGGTTTGTTTCATGAATGTTTCTATTTGTGAAGATTCAATAGATCCCACATTTACATAAAATATTCTTTTTTCAGGTGCTCTCATAATTCTATGAATTAACATAGCATCTTCCATTAACATTAATTGTTTAAATACTTTTCTAGATGGTTCTAAATAAGATCTACCATAAGGAAGATAATTAGAATCTGTAAGTAATCTAAAGTGTGCAACTTCATAATTTTCTAATGTAAATTGGTCTCGTCTAATTGTATTGGTTGCACCACTAGCTAAACCATTTGGGTCCATTGTAAAACGAGTATAAGATGGGTTGTCAGGGTCGGTTCCTTCTTCTCTTACTACTTCATAAGTTGAAAGAGGAATAACATTATAAACACCAAATTTTTCACTTACCTCCATTTTTAAATAAAAATCTCCATATTTACACATATTTCTAACCCATGTAGCTAAATTAAATTCTACATTTAAAACATCATAAAATAAATTATGTAATACCTTTCTTACATTTTCGTTTGAAGAATTTACTTTTAAAACATCTCCATATTCATTTCTTGTAGTTGTTTCATCACTTATAATATCTAAAGCAGATGCAATAATAGGATCATGATCCATAGCTTCATAATCACTATAAAGCTGTAGTCGCATTGACTGATAATTTAACGTAGGGTTATACTGTAATGAAGATCCTACAGGTTTATGCATACGAGTAAATCTATCGTAGAGTGAATTTGTTGCTAGGTTTCCATATTTTTGGATCCTACCTGTATCCATAATTTTAAGTTGTTTTCCCCCAACGTTACGAATGATAACGTCATTTGAAAATAACCGTTTTAATCTTGTGAAAATACTAATATCTTGTGCCATCTTGTTGTTTTTTAATACATATTAATCAAGAAGCCAAGTCAAATCTTGTTCTCCTTGTTCTCCTAAATTTTGTGTCCATCCTGTGTTTTTCTTATTTATACCTCCAGTAAAAATACCTGGAGTAGTATCTCGTTGCCAATTTGTTACTGTGGCTCTTGTTATATCTAATCCTTGTTGAGCAAATTTAAGTGCTGTATCTCTTACATAACATGCTGTTGCTAAAGACATTACTAAATCATCATTATATCCTATTTGGGCTTCTGGTTTTCCATTTAACCAAATAAAAGTTTTCATTTCTTCTAATGTTCTTTTTCCTTGAATGGTAATTGCTTTATCTTTTAAATATGCATCTAATTTTCCTATTACTAATGGTCTTGTTTTCATTGACATTGTAAAACCAGGTACCATTTTTGTTGTATCTGTTATATCATATCCTTTAGCTAAAAATGCATCTGCATTTGTTGCTGCTTCTCCTTTATGTGAATAATATAAATTATTATAACCTTTATCTATTACTACTTGAATTGTATTCCAACCTATGTTAGCATTTTCAATTACCAATAATGCATTATTATATTCAGTTGCCATTGCAACTAACATATGACCAAATTCTTTAGTACCAATTTGTGCCTTAAATTCACCTATTTGTTTAGACTCTTCAATGTCTATAATATGAAAAGCAGAATAATCCTTACTATCACCACGAGCAACATCGGCTGTTATTATATACTTTCTTGTATAATCTGGATATTCCCAAATATGTAATCCTCCTTCTATACCTCTTTTTTCTAAGGGATTACATATGTTAGTTTCTTCAATAAATTTCATAAGTTCATTTTCAAAAACTGTGTGTCCTGATGTTGTAAAATCACAATCACATTCCTGTGCTGCCATTCTTAAACCTAACTCATCATCTTGTTTATCTCTCCATTCTTGGTTTCTTTCTGGATGTACTGACCAATGTAGTTTAATAGGAACAAATCCATTTGTTCCCTCTTCTGCTTTAGTCCACATTTTATGGAAAAAATTACCTGTTCCATTTGGTGTAGATAGTACAATTGCTCTACCCCCTGTTGATAGTGTTTGTTGTGATGAACCCCAAATTTCATCTATTTTATTTGTTTCAATAAAAGCAGCCTCATCAATAATCAATAAAGAAATTGCTTCTGATCTACCAGCATCACTTGCTGCAGATACTGCTTTAATTTGAGAGCCATTTTTTAGTCGTAATGCTAATTTATTATTTTCTGTAAATCCAATTTGTAACCATGAAGGTAATTCATCATACATAAATTTTACCTTTGTTACTAAGTTTTTTGCTGTATCTTGTTTTGT